TTAGTTTGTCGAAAAGTGTGGCAATACTTCTTGCTGCCATTAGCTGAATATCTATGTTACTTTCTTTTTTTATTTGTAACAACAACATCTCTTCTTGTAGTTGTAGGTCTTGTTTCACTCTATGAGCTTTTTCAACGTCCACTCTCACCCCAAGAAATCGCATATCGACCAGACAAGGAAATAGATCTGTCTCAAGATTAAATATATCTTGTAGATTATCTTCAATAATTATTTTTTGACACTTATGCCAAAGTTCTAAAGTTAGTTCAGCATCCTTTTCAGCGTAGGCTCCAACTTCCATTGCAGGTAGTCTCCACATATCTGCTTTTGCATCTAGTCCTCTTTCTTTTGCAGCTTGAGTTAATCTAGATTCGTTTTTACCTTTTGATAAATGATGCCATGATAAAGTATTAAGTGTGTATGAGTATCTATTTTCATCAATTAATGATGATGCAATCATAGTATCTACTATTAAACCATTGATATTTATACCTAATTTACGTATCCAACATACGTCATACATAGCGTTATGAAATATTTTTGTGGCAGGTGACTCACATAAATCTTTAAACCATTCTATAGTTTTCTTTCTGTCCATATTGGGTCCGTTTTCATGTGCAATAGGAAAGTATCTTTTGTATCCTTCTACAGCCACAGCAAATCCTACAATCTCACCCACACCAATTACAGAGCCTGACCCTTTTGATTTTAATTCTGGATCTCTTGTTTCCAAATCAATTGCAATCTCAGGATAAGATCTTAGATCAGGATATTCTGTTGGCATTAACCATTCTGTATCTGGTAATATCATTTTTTATCTTTCAATTTTTTTATTTCTAAATCACAATAGTGTTTAATTTTTTCTAAATCTTGTATGCCATTTTTATTTAAATAACGACACACATACTTTATAACGTTCCCCTGAAAGAAAGAAAGGTCATTCTTTGAAATAAATTCATAAGGCTGTATGCGAAACGATTTATAATGTGATCCTCCAATTTGTTTTTGTTCTGGAAATGCATCTTTAAAAATATCTTTATGTGTCATCTCATTACCTCCATCATAAAAAACCATATACAAAACATTATAAATATATCTGATGTAAGTATTCTCATAGTCTGTACTCCTTCCTTTTTATTTTTGATTTAAGTTTATATAAATTATTACGTGCTCTTGTAATTCCTACGTACCAAACACGATGCTCTTCATCACGTTTGTCAACACTTCTTTTTATAGATTTTTGTATTTTATCTCCTTGATGTAAAGCTAAAATTACATTATCCTGTTCGCCACCTTTTATTGCATGAATTGTAGACATAAATATTCTTGCGTCCATATCTAAATCTTCACCTTTTTCTAACATTATTCTTATATATCTTTTTTCTTTCTCAGGAGCTGCAACAAATACATCATACCAGTTTTTAGTCCTGTTAAATAATTCATCCCCCATAAAATCTTGACACTCCTTCTCTTCTTTCTCATCTAAAATTTTACCCCTTTTAGTCCAGTCTGTGTATAGTTTAGCTGCTTTGTATAATCTAACTTTATAACTTTTACCTCTGTTACTTTGATAATATAAATTTTTCTTTCTGACTTCATTCATTAACTCTAACAACTGACTCTTGGTTCTTGTTAAAATTAACCATTTACCTTTTGTTAAATCCACCTGGCCTAAGTTTGCAATATATTTACACTCACCCTCGTAGTCTCTTGCTAAATAATCTTTTTGTTTCCTGATGCCTGATATACTTTCTATTGGTTTATTAGACTCTTCTTGTACAATTTTTGATATACGTCTAGACTTTTTTAATACTTTTTCTTTTGCAGGTTCTTGTATAAATCTATTAACATCTGCACCAGCCCAAGCAAAAATAGCTTGGTCATCATCACCTGCTAGATATACATCTTTACTTTTTTCTTTTAATTTATCATACAACTTCCATTGTAGTGGTGATAAATCTTGTGCTTCATCAATAAAGACAACATCAAACTCTGGAACTTTATCTAGCACATTGTTTATGATGTCATTAAAATCATAGAGCCTGTAGTTCTTTTTATATTTTATAAAATTGTCATGTATATGTTTTAATGTAGTCCACCTAATTTGTTTTCTATCGTGTTCATTACGATCAAACTCTTCTCTAATTTCTACATCTCTATTGATTGCTCTTCCTATCATTTGAAAGTATGGGTCATTACATGTTAAGAAATGTGATTCTTCTTCATTGTATTTATCAGAATACTTTACTCGAATACCTAATTCTTTACCTAAGTCTTCATAGTGAAATGGTTGCATAATGTTTTCTTCATTTAAACCAAGAGTGTTATATGCAAAAGAATGCAGCGTTTGAAAGTGTTCTAGTTTCTTTTCATCGATAGGCATTCTTTCTCTAGCTTCTCTTGCTGCTTTTCTTGTAAATGCAAAATAACCTATCTTATGTAGTGGTGTTCCTATTCTAACATATGCTCTTGCTCTATTAATAAGTCTGTGAGTTTTACCTGTGCCAGGTGGACCATAGATTTTATGTATCATACTATGTCCTCTTCCTTATCAAACTCTAATATTTCTTCAGGTGGTTCATCTTCCTCAAATTGTTTCATATCTATTTCCATACATCTAATTGGATTGCCTTTACCTATTCTCTTTTGTTTACTAGGCTCTGCTTGAAACACATCAACGACCATTGTCTTTGTTTCGTTTTCATCCATACGCCATTCATTTCTTTTTAACTCTTCATAAAATTTATAAAATAAAAAATATCCTTTGCTTTCTTCTACATATACAGATCCACTTTTAAATCCATTTAATGTTGTAGTTCTCACATCGTTTAAATATTCTTTTAGATGTCTAAACAATATACCTGCTGGTTGTGATTCTGGATCTGGTATCTCGACATTTAGTTGTGACCATAGTTCAGATACTATGTCTTGAAAATCTTTTGCTTTGATAGGTGGTGGTACTATGTTTGTATGCTCTGCAATTAATGCTCTTAGTTCTCTTTGCTCTATTATTTGTTTTACAGTTTTTGCATTAATAGTTTTAATTTTACCACTTGGTTGTTTTACATATAAAAAGAATTTTGGATGTGGTCTGTAGTCCATTTTAGTTACACTAATTATCTCAGGCCATGATGCGTTTAGTTGTTTACCCACACCATACTTTCTACGCAAACATATACTCTTAGCACACTTAGATTGTATTGGATCTTCATTACAAGTATAACCTGCAGTATCACCCTTCCATGCTTTTATTTTTGATTTAACTTTGTCATCACCCCAGATGTTGTCGTATTTAATATAGTCTCTTGCTTTTTGTAAAACTTTATCTTCCCATTGATCTGGGTATTTTCTTTTAGCGAATACCATGTAGTTGTATAAGAATCTGTCTCTTTCGTCTGGTAGCTTTTCTTTCGTTCTTTCTATGTCGCCACATATTAGACCAAGACATGGTGGTCCCTCATCAAATTCTGTTGCTTGATTCTTTAATTCTTTGTTAATTAAATCTATACCAAGTTTTTTTAAATCCTCTGCAGATTGTGCGTTTAAATTTATAACTTTGATAAACGTATTGAAATCTATTTTCTCTCCATCAGGTTTAACTGCCACACGATCTTTCTTATTATAGTATGGTAGATTTATAAAATTACCCGAAGGTCTTTTACCATCACTTGAATCCAGTGAAGTTTGTTTTGGATATAT